ATGGTCCAGCTCGGTATGTTTTGGTTTTGGGGCATTTTGATGATCGTTTGCGGTGCTGCGTTTACGTACGTCGATAACTCTGATCAAGTGTACCCGGCGGCGGTAACTTTCATGCATGTTTCCGAGCAGCCTCCGGCAGTGGTGGCGCCAGCCAAGGTAGGCTGCGATCTGGCGGACTTCGACCGCTGGTGGGCGTCTCGAGTAAGCGGTAAATGAGCGGCGGATCCGTTGCCCGAGCGCCCGGCTTTCCACAACGCAAGACGTGACAACATTACGGTCGCTGACGCTATGAGATTTGCGCGAAGGAAAACAGAAGAATGCTGAAGCCGGTCTGCGTACCCTGCGAGAGATTTATGCGGCCCCGCAAAAACGGATATTACTTTGTGGAGGGCATGCCGGACGGCAGCATAGAACCTGCGGCTCAAGCGCGCGGCAAAGGCGCGGTCGGATGGGAACCATACAAGTTGTGGGTTGGCGATCTTTGGGAGTGCCCGGACTGTCATGCGCGAGTCGTCTGCGGCGTCACCAACTTTCCAATCGCCGAACGGCACCACCCAGATTTTATGGAAAAGATTGCGGCTCTGAGTTCAGGGCTGCTCGTGAAGGACTGCTGAATGATCGTTAGAACGTCAATCATAAACCGCTTAGGAGATAGCTATGGCTGACAATCCTTTTTCGATAACGAGCGTAGCCCCGCAGGTTCCGCGGACGGCGGGCACCGTAGTCCAATCGCAGCGCGGCGTCGCTGAAATTCAGGCTCGCTATTTGCTGGCGCGCGCCAACCCGCGCGACCCGCTCAGGGCAACGGACCTGATCTTGCAGGATTGCACGCGGCCAACGCTGGCCGAGCACGCACTCTATGCTTTCAACCGAGGCGGCACCGACATCAGCGGCCCGTCCATCCGGCTTATGGAGGCGATCGCCGCGCGCTGGGGCAACCTAAGTGCCGGGATCAAAGAGGTGGCCAGGCACCAGGGCTACAGCGAATGTCTCGCCTACGCGCATGATTTGGAAACCGGGTATTACGAGGAGCGTGAATTTACGGTCAGGCATTGGCGGGATACGAAAAAGGGCGGTTACGCCACGACTGACGAGCGAGACATTCTGGAGGCGACGGCGTCGATGGCGCAGCGCCGCAAGCGCGCCTGTCTTCAGGCCGTGATCCCTGGCGACGTTGTCGAGGCGGCGGTTGCTCAGTGCGAGCAAACTCTGCGTGCCAGCGCCGACACCTCGCCGGAGGCGATCAAAAAGATGCTCGAAACCTTTGGCGAGATCGGGATCACCAAACAGCAGATCGAGGTCCGATGTCAGCGCCGCGCCGAAGCCATTAGGCCGGCGCAGATGGTAATGCTGCGGAGAATTTACACCTCGCTGCGCGACGAGATGTCAGAGCCGGCCGACTGGTTCGACCCGACGCCCGCGACGGAATCGGCTGAGTCGTCGGAAGCGCAGAAATCGCCACCGCCGGCCGCTGGTAGCGCAGGTCTTGAAAAAAGGCTCCGCACCCGTCGGCAAGCGAGACAACAACCAGATGGCGCCACAGGTGACGCCACAGGTGGCGTGAATGCGTCGTCCGGTGTCGCCGGCCAATCTCTGCCGAATACGGCCCCAGAAACCCACATCGACGACGATCGTCGCGGCGTTATCCCCGAGGAGGATCGCAAGACAGATTTACTCTGACGCCAAACGAGTGAAACCATTTCTGGTGAGTGTCTGTCAGGCGCGCTCTATTGTGTTCTTGCGGCACTTACTCCGCGTATACTGGTGGCCCGCTGTGCAGGGGATTTATATACTTGACTCCCTCGCCGAAAAAACCGATATTCGGCTGAGGTAGTAGAGGATTTCCGATGTCTCGCAGCAAGATCGCAAAGGGTCAGGCATGACCGTGCGCATCCTTCGCGGCCATGTTCTCGATAGGCTGGCGGAGTTGCCCGCGGAGGCGGCTCATTGCGTCGTGACGAGCCCGCCTTATTGGGGCCTTCGTGATTACGGAGTTGAGCCGATCGCTTGGGGCGGTGACGATGATTGCGATCATCAATGGTCGGAAACGATAGCCGTCAACGCGACCAATCACACCGACAAGCGTCGTTGGCAGCACACCCGGAACGGTCGCGACGAAGAGCAGCCAACCGAAAACCGGGTTGCATGGCTCCGAACAGCCGTCCCGCAAGGCCAGTTCTGCGAACGATGCGGCGCGTGGGCCGGACGCCTTGGCCTTGAACCGGATTATCGGCTTTATGTCGAACACCTCGTCATCGTCTTTGATCAGATCAGGCGCGTTCTTCGGCCCGATGGCGTCGTGTGGCTGAATCTTGGCGACAGCTATTGCTCTACCGCGCCAGGAACGCGAGGCGATGCCATTCATCAACGCGGATTGTTTGTTGGCGTAAGTGATCGTCGCGCGGAGGCAAGCCGCAAATGGCGACCTGAAACGCCGATCGGCCTGAAGCCGAAAGACCTCATCGGCATCCCTTGGCGCGTGGCCTTCGCCTTGCGAGACGCAGGCTGGTGGCTCCGGCGGGACATCATCTGGTCGAAACCGAATCCGATGCCCGAGAGCGTTGAAGACCGTTGCACCAAGGCTCACGAATATCTGTTTCTGCTTAGCAAGAGCAAGCGTTACTGGTACGACGCCGAAGCAATCAAGGAGCCTTCCGAGTTTCCCTGCGGGCCGAATGCTCCCGGCGCAATCAAATCTCCCTACGGTCAAGGCTTCACTAGGCGCGCGAATACGCATGGTCGTGGCACGAAGCGCGACACTCCGCGAGAGCATGTCGGCATCGGTCACGAAAATTGGCACGCTTCAATGACCCGTGATGACGAGATCGTTGCCAGCGGAAAGCGCAACCGACGCTCCGTGTGGACGATTCCGACCGCGCCGTTTCCCGAAGCTCATTTCGCCACCTTCCCGACGGCTCTCGTTGAGCCTTGCATCCTCGCCGGTTGCCCAAAGCGCGGACTGGTGCTTGACCCATTTCTCGGGGCCGGAACGACGGCTTTGGTTGCTGACCGCTTAGGGCGCGACTGCATCGGCGTCGAACTCAACAGCGGGTATGCGGAGATGGCCGAGCGCCGGCTGCGCGATGACGCCGGCATGTTCGCCCAGGTGGCCACCGAATGAGCGACCGAGGGACTCATGTATATAAATCCCCTGTGCAGTGGGTGACCCTTATCATATGGTTCGGCGTGCTAGGTTGCATCGTAAGGAGGATCGCATGGCACCGAGTCGGCGGCTGACGGCTGAGCTTTAACGCCAGCGATGTTGCCGCCCGGGCAAGGGACGCAGGATCTCGCCGATCCGGGAGCCCGAGCACGGCCGCGCATATGACGACCGCGTCGATAGTCGGGGGATCACGCGGCCTATGGGATCGTACCCGTTACCCCCGGCACCGTCACCGTCGGATCCCAATTCTCGTACGACTGATTTGAGCAGTTCCGTGTCGGGCAGCCGGTGCGCAGGTTGTGGTTGGTAAGCGCGTGCGGCGCGATCCCGCCTAGCACCTGCATCGCCGTTACCATCTCGCCAGCTTCCCAGGTATAGCTTGGGTCGTTGTAGTCTGAGCCCGCAGCGGTCTCGGGCGTAAACTGTGGGCGATCGATAAGCGCCTCACCACCTTCGCTCGGGATCAAAGTGCCACTGCGATGATACGATGTAAAGGCCGAACCTGGCGTCGGACATCCCGCCGTGACTGCATGTCCAGCGGGGCAGATAATTGTGAAATGCCCATCTGACGGAGTGGCTGTCGGGACGATCGAATAGAACGTGTCCCCCTGCAGCTCGTCCAGCAGGAAAGCGCCAGCGAACCATGCCCCGTTGATCAATTTGACCGTATCACCAGCCGTTTGCACCCAACCACCAGATGCTAAATTCCATACGTTGCCGCTGAAGCTCGCGAAACAGCAAAACCCGGCAAAATCCGTCGCATCAACCCCGTTCATATATTGCCCAATATTGCCGAATCGGAAGTCAGCGCCGCCATTGTGTAATGACCAATTGTTTGAAAAATCCACCGAATAAAAGTCAGATATAGAGCCAGTCACGGTGCCGTTGAAGCTAATGCCAGGAAGCTGCGCGCCAACGATGCCCTCAATTATCTGCGCTGTCTTGCTCAGCCATTTCCTGCCCATCGGCTGATGTTGAAGAGTCGCCATCATATATGCGGCAGAGAAAACATAATTGATGATGAACATATCCTGCCCGGTCGGCGCATTCGCCCCGCCGGTTCCCCCGCCAGTCGGCGTGTTCGGAGGATTGATCCCCACCGTGAAATTGGAGTTGGTCCCGTTCCGATATTGCTCGTAGCCTGTGTCGTAATTATCGTTCTCGATTTGCATGTCGCGGAAGTATTGGCGCTCGATATTGCCGTCAGCGCCAAGCGCCGCAGCAAGCGTATCGTTCCATAGCATCCGGGCCGACCCGCGGTTCTGGCAGCAATTGACCATCACGGCGGCGTAAACCGGACCGGTCTGGAGATTGCCATTGCTCTGAATATTGCGCACCCCCTCGAAACCCAAGCCGGACGTCGACGCATAGGTGTCGATGACCGAAAAGATTCCGTTCGTCTCTTGCCACAGCAAGTCGAGATAGCCGCGCCATCCCCACATCGCAAAGGTGAAACCGGGGAAGTTCGGCTCGTGTGAAATATAGGTGCCGCCGGTTGAAGCGAAAACGCCACTTTCCCAATTGCTCATAATAGAGGACGGCACGCCTTCTAGTGGCGCGACAACATTAGCGGCCTTGTTTACGACGGTGCTCGGCATCGGAGCGCCTAGCTGAGAATAAGAGCCGCCAACCCCATTGCCGCCAGGTCCGGTTGGCGGCCCATTGTTTATCGCTGGGATGCTGCCCGTTGCCTCGTTGAGCAAGGAGCGTATCGGATACATTGAAGCCGACAGGCTGAATACCCGAGCCACGCGGCACGCGGCGAGCGTCTGAACCGCCCAACAATAAGATCCGAACTCGTTCGGAAAGCCAAGATCCGGGCGCTTGGCGCCACCGATTTCGCCTATAACGTTGTTCCGGCCCATCGCATGATAATTGCCATCGAGGCCAAGGTCATACCGAATTGATGAGATCGCGCGAGACGGCTGATTGCTGGTGATAGGGGTAACAACCCCGGTCTGTTCCCAATAGAACTTTTCCGGCGCGGTCAACCCCGGATAGACGGGGCGCGTCGTGCGGGTCGCGCCGCCACCCGCAGGTGCCCAATTTTCGTCCGTGGTCGCGTCAACAGTCGTCCACGACATGCGGACGGGGTGCCAAATCATGTATTGGAACGTCGTCGTGCCGCTGCCCTGGCTACTCGTCAGCGCCGCAGCCGGATGATTTGATGGGTTCGGCGAATTGCCCATCGTGAAGTGGGTCGTATCACCGGGAAGAAAGCTGTCTACCGGCCCATTACCCCAATTGTCCGAACTCGAATTATACACCCAGTAGAGGTTATTGGCAGCAAGGCCGCCCGGCGGCGTTCCGGTGCTCGTTACCCATAGGGCCTGCCCGTAATACCACGCATCTGTCCCCGTCGAGGCGGCGTTGAAGAAACAATTCGCGAGGTAGCCGCTGAAATCTTCCCCGCATCCGACTGTAGCGTGCTGCCCAGCCCCGGTCTGAACGATCGGGTTGCTCGAGCTAGCGACGGTCCACGATAGGTTATCCCAAGCCAACACCTTGGTTGCGCCGTCATCGATCTCGGGATGGTAGGTTACCACCTGCGGATCGTTCGTGAGCCCGACAGGGCCGGGGTTACCCGAATTCCCGGCGCTGCCCGCGGCTACGTTCATCCAGCTGTTGTAAATCTGGCACGTCCATTCGACGTCGCCCGTCGTGTAGAGCTTCACTGGACAGCGCGCGTACAGCAGCGGATCTTGCGTCGCGTCGGTGTAAACGAAATTGCCGCGCAGCTCGTACATCGCCGCCACCACGCCGTTCTGCAGGGTGCGCGGCGCGTCCCGCCCGGTGTTCGAGACCGCGGTGCAAAAGCTGAAGGTCGCGTCACCGGTCTTGCGAACCGAAAGATCCTGGTTGCGGATGTTCGTCAGGTGGATCTTGAGGTCGTGCGCGTTCCCGCCAGAGCATAGCGTGCTCAGCGCCGGCCCCGACCCAGCCGAATACGGCGTCGGATCGTCGGTGAATTCGATCTGGTAGGACGCCCCAGCCTGAACGGCGACGGGCAGCAAAATCGTCCATACCCCATGCCGCCATGAGCCGTCGTTGGCGTAACTCATGCCCTCGGCGGCGATCGACTGAGAGTTATTGACGATATAGGTTCCCGTCCCGCCCGTGGCGGTGCCGAGCGCTATGACGAAAGTATTGGGCGCGACATTCGCCCCGGTGACGCCGGTCCCGATGGCGATGCGCCCCGACGAAATCGAATTGACCGTCATCGTGGTCCCGGAAATTTGCCCGTTCCACGCGGCAAAATTCTCGTTCCAGGTGGCTATTTCATCCCATTGTTGAGACTGCGCAACGTGGGTGACGGCGTCCTGAATGCGTGGGTGATGGCCTACCGGAATGTCGCTGTAGCGGAACGGCTGTGCACCGGAAATGGGCGAGCCCACCGCTAGAGCGATGCCGCTGTGATTCGTCCAGGTGGCGGTCGTCACCTGTGAGCCTGGGGGACCCGCCTCGGTGCCGGTCAGAGTGAGCTGCTGAGAGACAGAGCCGGTAATGCCGGGCTGGGCAGCGATGACGGAAACGTCGGTGTAAACATTGGCTGCGGTGCCGGACGCGCTCTGCTGCATCTTGCAAACGCCGAGCGAAATATTGGTGCATCCTGAGCCGGAGAGGTGAAAGCCACCGGTGTTCGTGCCAGTCAGCGACAGGGCCGCGGTGGAGGCCGGCGAACTCGGGCTCATTGTTACCGAAAACGCGCATGAATTAAGGTCGCCGTTCGCAATGCCTGAGGTGAAGGTGCAGGCTGTTGGGGAAATCGACGCAATCGTCTGTGATGGCGCCCCGCAAGCGCCGTCGACGATGGACTGCAGCACTCCGCTGGTAAACGTGTAGCACTGCGGGCCGGAATCACCAGTCAGCGTATAGGCCCCGGTGATGCTAGGCGATCCCGACCCGCCGGCAATTGTCACCGTAGAGCCGTTCCACTGGGCGTTGTTCGAAAATGTACATTCTTGGGGCGGCGCCGGCGATCCCGTCGGATTGCACGGAAAGGTGTGCGACTGCATCGGCGAGACCAGGTTGAGCGGGAAAGGCGGCCGCACGCCGCCCATAGGCTGCTGCGCGACCGCAGAACCGGCCGCAACCAGGATAGCTAGCACAATCCAAAAATAACGGGTCATGGAACGGTTACCCAATCCACAGTAGAGGTGTTGAGCAAAAGCATCGTGTTGCCGCGCATAATCAGGATCGGGTCGTTATCAATTTGGTCATTGATGGACCCGCCGGCGGGTGGGTAGAGGAGGCAATCATCGGCGGCTCCGGCGACACAGCGGATCACGCGCCATTCTCCGACGACGCCGGCGGCTTGCACCTGCAACCGCACTCCCTGGCCGGCCTCGACCGTTTCGATTGCGTGGAAGTCATAGGCATCGGAAAGCGGCATGGCGCCGGTTTGATTAGCGCCGGAGGCGGATACGGGGCTAGGATTGATCCTGAGCCGCTTCAGGGCCGCCAGGGGCGCCTTGTGCGCGCCGGCCGCCTGCCATAGCGGCGTTTCCTCCGTGCCGTCCAGGGGCAGCGCAGCAACCAGGTGATCGTGATAGGTTTTGCTCACGGGACCGTAATCCAATCGACCGTTGACGTATTTGCGAGGAGCAAGGTTGTGCCGCGCATGACCAAAATAGCCTGATTCATGATCTCGTCGTTGATGCGCCCGCCAACCGGCGGATAAACCAGGCAATCGTCCGCCGTGCCGGCGTTGCAGCGGATAGCCCGCCACTGCCCGATCACGCCCGAGGTCTGTCGGAGCAGCCGCACCCCCGCGCCCGAGGGAACCGTCGCGACGTCGTAAAAGTCGTAGTTGTCTGAGAGCGGCGCAGCGTTCTCTTGGTTGTGCCCGGCGGCCGTGATCGGGCTGGGGCTGACGCGCATCGGCGTGGGCGCGCCGGTCGAGAAGGTAGCGCCGGTGCCGGTAGCGGTGCCAAGCTGGATTGTCCACGTCAGATCGGCCAGCGATCCATCGGAAACCATCGGGGAAACGATCGAAAGAACGTCGCCTGCCGCAAAAGTCTGCGCCGTATCTGACTCGAAAACGCCTTCGGTGTTGCCCGGGGAAAAGGTCAACGTCCCGATCTGCGTGACGTTGTTTTTGAGAACCGTAAAGACAACCTCGCCTGCCATCTCCCTTACCCCGCCACTATCAAGCGGCCGGCTTCGTCGACGAGCTGCGCGCCGAGATCGTCGTCGACGAAGACGAAGAAGGCTACCCCATCTGCCGCGCTCGTCGCCGCTGCCGCACCGCGGCTGCCGGCGTGGCCCACCGCGGTCGACGTTGCCGCCGCCGTAGCCGTCGCAAGCTCGCTGCTCGTCGCCGTGGCGCTTGCCGTTGATGTGCCGGCGGCAGATGCCACGGCGGTAGCGCTACTGATCGCCGCGGCGCTCGCCGTCGAGGTGCCGGCGCCGGCTGCCGTTGCGCGATCGTCGCTCCTCGAGGCAGCATTCGCCGTTGAAGTTGCCGGCGCACCGCCGGCACCAGACGAGCCGCCCAGCGAGATGGCGATCGCAGTGCTACTGGCGCCGGCAGCTCCGACGGAACTATCGATAGCAGCCGACGCGCCGGATGCAGCGCTGGTAGCGTCGGCCGTGCCTGGCGCGCTTTCGATGGCCGCCGATACGCCTGCCGCTGTGCTAGCGGCTCCGGCCGCCCCGATGAGCCCAGACACGCTGGAGGCGCCGCTGATAGCGATGGCCTGGCCCATGCCTCTCGCGAGGACCGCCGACACTGCGGACGCAGCGCTGGAGGCGTTCGCGGTCCCGGCGCCAGACGTTGCAACCACGATCGAACCAGATGCCGGCGTGCCGCAGATGGCGCGACTGGCGGTAAAGGCCACCGAAATCGTGGCTGGCTGCGTAAAGATAAACCGCTCAATCGCGGTGTTTGCCGGAACGGTGCCGTTCCAAAACCCGGCAATGTTAGCTTGGCCGCCGCCGATCGTAATCCCGCCGCCGCCGCCGCCGATGACCAGGGCCCGGATTATCAAGCGCCGGCCAATCGGCCAGTTAATGCAAGCGCCGCCTAACCCGCCGCGCGAACTCCAAATTGCCGTCGGCGGCCGAAGGATTGTTCCATCGGCGCCCATGATGCCGATGGCGAACTCGGCAAGCCCGCCATTATCGTCAGCCGCATAGGGCACCTCTTCGCCGGGCGCGAAGAAATCCGAAAAGCGGCCGAACCGCCCGACCCGCTGCACTGCGTATGGTGCTAGGCCGCTTGCGGCGGCACTCTCCTGAATGAGTAAGGAGGTCGCAATATCGAACGGCACGTCACGGACTCATGGCGAATGCGTGATCGCAAAAATCTTCTCGACCCACGGCCCGTTATTGAACGGCGTGTATGTGTTTGTTTGCGGTGCCTGGCTTGTGTTGATTTGAAATTCCGACCCACCCCAGCCGCCCACTCCATCTAAAACCGTTAATGTCGGATTTCCGTTTGTGATCGCTGAATAAATGAGTTCGCCGGAACTTTGGCTTAATGCCCCGGTTGTGGCGGTTCCTGCCCCGGACGAACCGGAATTCGACGCGAATCCCTCGATAACTCCGGCGTTCAGAAACTCGGTAGCCATTATGGTTGTGTAGTACGGCGTGCCGTTCATCGAACCGGTATAGGTTATATTCCCAGATCCGCCAGTGCACCACCACAGGTCAAGCGAATACAGGTAGCTGTTATCGTTTGACCCAGCGATATGGGAGCACGTGCCAGGCGATGCACCGGACGGCGTCACGCTATTGGTAGTGGCGGCAGTCGCGTTCGCCGCGCAAGACGCGTCGCCGCAGGCATGGATCCTGACCAGCACTTTGCTGCCGGCCTCCACCCCATTTAGCGTCACTGCCGGCGAATTGTTTTGACCGCCGGCGCCACTAGCCACCGTGCGCGCGGCCTCAACCTCAGCGCCTGTCGCGAGCGGTATGCCGAAAATTTTTTCAACCCACGGCGTGGTTCCAGAAAAAGTGTAAGTGTTTGTGACTGGCGACGTGTTTGTGCTGATTTGATATTCGCCGCCCCCCCACCCAGCGTTTAATGGGGTTTGTTGCGGAATGGCAGGGCCCGATATTGAAAGAAGCGAATAAACGAATTCTCCTGCCGCACTCAATGTTCCGGTCGTCGCCGTCGCGGGACTGGTATTGCCTGAATTCGACGCGAACGCCTCGACAGCTCCCGCGTTAGTTAGTTCAGTTCCGGTAACCGTCGTGTAATAGGGCGTTCCAGTTATTGCTGCGGTATATGTTATGTCTCCATGCCCCCCCGAGCAAAGCCAAATGTCACCAACCGTGATGGTGCTATTGTCGTGGGAATTTGGTATATGCACGCAGGTGCCAGGAGTAATGCCCGATGGAGTAAGGCCAGTGACGTATGTTGCAGTAGCCGGCGAAACGCAGGATGCGTCGCCACATGCGTTAACTCTCACCAGCATCTTATTGCCGCTCGTAACGCCATTGACCACCAGCGGTGACCCGTCTAGTGTTCTAACAACACCAATACCACCCGCGGAAACCGTTACAGATTTCGTTTTCGGAGAATCTATCAGGCCGGCCTGAGTTGCGACCACGTCAAGCGGGAAAATTCCCGCTACGCCAGTTCCGTTGAGCAAGATAGTCGACGGAAGCGTGGTCGAACTAAGTTTGAAATGGACGTTGTCCGAAAGCGATATATTGCCGGTAAAGACGCCAAAATTCTTTCGTACAATGATCGGGGAGATCAGCGTTCCATCCGGATCTCCGACATTGAAATGTAAAACATCGTTCATCAAGATATAGGAAATCGCTCCAGCCGGGAACGTTGTCGGACCCTTCAGAGCCACAATCGCGGCATCGTACACTGGCGAATTATAGCCAGATCCCCACAGCAACGTATACGGCCCAGCCGGCGCGCCGGCCTTATATATATCACAAACCGCGCCATTGCTGTAGCCGCAGTCGGTTCCGGCCAAATAGTTCCATTGCGGCCACCCGTTTACCGGAGTGTAAGAGGACGTGCGGACCATTGAATATACGAAATCGTTAAATGTGGCGGGCGCGGCGGTCGATATGGTCATGTCTCCGGGCGCACCGTAGGGATACCCGACATTATTGGCGACGCCGGCGTCAACCGGCACGGCGCCCGCCACGACCTCGATCGCTCTAGTATTTATGTAATAAGCGTCGGCGGTAAAGGTTACCGTCAACGTCGGTGAACCGGCCGACACATTTGGGCAATTCCATACTTCGATCGGGAACGTGCCCGGCGAAGGGCCGGTCAAAAGCGAACAAGTTCCGGCCCCTGCAACGCTCGACACCTGCGCGCCGGTCCCTGGCGGCGAACAATAGGTGTCGCGGCAATACGTTACCGGCACCAATATGGAACTGCCGGCCGCGACACTGGTCAGGCTCACGGTAACCGACGTGACTGGGCCACCGGTGTATTGCAACGTGGACGTCTGAACTAATTGTGCGCCCGGAAGCGGGTCGACGTTCGCGCCGTGTCCGATTACCCGCGCTTGCGCGCCAATTGCCCATAACAGGCAGAGGGCAAACGCCAGCCTAATGGACATTGAGCGCCGGCGCAAAGAGAATAATCTTGCCTGTTGCTGCATCGGTCACAAACGGCATGTGATCCGCGGCACCGGCCGCGGTACTGAGCGTCGGCAGCGTTGATGTGAGGAAATCACTAGGCCAGTTGACAGTTCCGTTTCCCGACGCACTCTGTCTGACGATTATTTGGCCGGAAATAACACCCGGGGTAGGAACGAACGCCGGACTTGGGATCGTGCAAGGCGTGCACGACGTCGACAGGTTGAATTCGATGCTTCGGACGCCGCCCGCGAACGACCACGCGCCAAACGTCGCGCCCGTTAGGACCGGCTGAACACTCCGCGTTCCTTGCAGTGCCAGCAACGGCTCAAGCTGCTGAGCGGTATGAGTATCGGCAAATAGCCCAGCATAGGAGGTGGAAGCCGTCACTTGCAACGAACTGGTCGGCAACAATATCGTATTGGGCGTTAGCTTGAATAGAGCCGGCAGGTTTGTATTAGATACCCCGCTCACAATAAGGTTTACTGGATAGTTATACGGATAATCGATTGTGATCGCCGTGGGCACTGTACCGTTGCGGTTCATGAAATACATATTCGTCAATACGATTGGAGTCCATTCCGCCCCTCCAGCCATAAAAAACTGCGTGTTGCCTTCCTCACAATATGTGGCGCAGTAATTGTTGTCACAAATCATTAGATTGATGTTGACGTAAGACTCGGCCAGCTGGGTGTAGCATCGGCCGAGGTTGTAATCCATTTTCGTATTTATGATCTGGATTTGGCCCCCGTCATGCAGGCCCAAGCGAATACCATCGCCACCATTGGCACCGGCGTTGAAAAAATCGACTATAGGATCGACAACATTGCCGCCGTTCACAGTGTCTAAGAACAACCCGTGCGTTCGGTTATTGGCCATCCAACTGTAGAAGATATGAGTTTGACCCAGGCGCCCATAGGCATTTTCCTCGCCCAACACATTGCCATCCGAGACAACATGGATTCCATTGCCGTCGCAGTTCTGGCCCATAAGATTGCTCAACGTAGCGCCGGAAGCGGGGGTAGTGACCTGAAAGCAATCCGCATGATCGCCGCTGCTTCCCATGACGTTGATGCCTCTAATCTCGGAATAATTTGCATTGTCTTGTACGTACGCAGTGCCGGTAAACCCGCTGCCGCCGCAGTGAATCCACGTGTTTGGATTAGGGTGCTGGAACCCCCAATCGCCTATCCAGTTGACGCCAACCCCGGCAAAGAGTTGCCCAGGCACGTTCATGGCGAGCGTCTGGCACACATCGAAACCGCCGCCGCTCAGCATTACCGGGTTGCCGGTATTCAATGCGGTTTGAATTTGATTGTAATCAGATCCGGCACCGCCGCCCGACGGCGTCAAATAATGCCATCCCGTAGGTCCGCCGCCGCCGCTCGTTACATCCAACGTCGACCCATTCCACGAAAAGGCGCTCGAAAGACCGCACGCCTGCAATGCAGCCGACCCTGCAGTTGGGTTGCATAGGAAACTGTGCGCACCTTGATTAGCGAGATAATTCAGCGGAAACGGCGGCCGCACAGCCACCGGGTTTTGCTGAGCGATGGCCAGGATGGCGCTGCCGATTACCACCCCGGCGATGCCGGCCGCTAGGAACTTCGCCATCATGGCACTGTAATCCAATCGGTTGTCGAGATGTTCAACAAGTAGGCCGCCGTGCCACGCGGGATGGTCATCGACGTGTTCGCCGCGAGACCGTTTAATTTCCCGCCCAACGGCGGGTATAGCAGGAGATCGGTCGCCGCTGCCTCATCGCATCGGACGACCCGCGGCGCCCCAATGATGCCGGCCGCTTGAGCGGCGAACTTTACCCCATCGTTACCGGCTACCACGGTGCCAACCCGGTGGATTTCGTAGCTGTCCGACAGCACCGTAGCGCCGCTCTGATCAGAGCCCGCCGCCAACACCGACGACGGGTTAAGCCGCAGGTGACGCAAATGCGGCCCGATCAACTTACGCGCCGCGCCGCCCTGCCAGGCCGGCAATTCTTCCGTGCCGTCCAGCGGCAGCGAGCCTGCTGGGTGACCGTCGTAAGTGACTGTACTTTGGGCCACACCGGATCTCCCTTACATATATTGCCCGCCAGTGTAGGTTGTCCCGGCCTGGGTGCCGGGAAAATAGTTTGCTCCCTGCCCCGCAGTGTATATAACTCCATTGCCGTCCACATAATATCGCGCCCCAGTAAATGAGCCAGTAAATGGCGTCACCCAATTGACCGCACCTAGTACGGTGGCAACTACGAACGCGCTGCTATAGCTCGCGCCGGACGCAAATGTTGTCGTCGCCCCAAAGTCCGTGTTCATAAAAATCAATCCAAAATTTCCGGCTCTTGCTCCCTGAATGTTGGCGCCGGAAAAGGTTATCGGTCCAACGCCGATAATGGCGCCAGCTAAATCGGCGGTGAGTTGATACCCGCAGCTTCCAAATTCCACGTTTTTAATGAGGATGCGCGCAGCCTGATCTGCAAACAGACAAACCGCTGTCGGAGGGCCGACAAGTTTTACCCCGTCAAACGTGGCGTAACTTCCTTGCGCTACAACCACATTGGCAAGCCCCGCCCCGCCCGTGAGCGTTACACCCGCCGGATTGGACGAATTGCCGTGGAAAATAATAGATTGATCGTTTTTCTGCCCCAATATGCCCCCGGTTAGCCATAAATACCCTGATGGCGACAGACCCCCGGCCGTATAATTTCCAGCCCCGATTTCAATGTGCGCCGTATGAAGCGCAAGATCATAACCACCCTGCAAAAGATCCCATGCACGCTGTATGCTGGCGCATGGGTTGTTGACCAGGCAATTATTGGCGTCTGATCCGCCGGTCGAAACATACAGGCTGATATCCGAGGTTAACACCACGCGCGGCGAAAATCGGCCCTGCGGATACTGAGCCGTGATCAGGCCGACGTCGTTGGCGATCGCCGCTAGCGTGGCGGCCGAATTGAGTTGCCAGTTTTGATTGGTGTAGGTGTGGCCATTGATGTGGATATCCGGCACTGGCGGATTGATCACGATCTGCGCCACAGCGGCAGCGGCGATAGTTAGCCCAGCCAGGAGTCCGGCAATTTTGATAAACTTTTTCATTTCATGGCACCGTGATCGCAGGAGCGGGCCATGTCGGCGAACCGCCAGTTAAACCCGCCGCCAATAGCAGCTGAAGGTTGGCGACGTAGTCCTGAATACCGAGTACGATTGTCCGCATTTGCACAACTGACATAATCTTGGGCTGCATCCCCATGGCAAAATAGGTATACGTACTACTGCCCAGTGGCATCGGAAACAAGCATGCCTCAAGCGGCGTTGTCCCGCATCGGAGAAGCGCTCCGCTCATCAAACCGCCGAGCCATTGATCGTCGATCGGATATTGACCACTAAGTCCGGCGTTCCCGGTATAGGTAATCGCGACGCCGACGCCTCTTCGCCATAAAAAGGATTGCAGAGGATTAAGTGGCGCAATCGCTTCGAGCCCGGGCGCCGAAGCCAGCAAATTGGTGGAAAAGGATTGCGACAGCACGTCATATAATTCGGCCGTCGATCCAATCGTGGCAACCCGATTGCCCGCCGCAAGCCACGCCAAATAACCGGCATTGCTGTTAGCCACAAGCGCATTGTCCGTAAGCGACCACACGTGCGCATTGTCGGTTCCGATTTTCCAATATCGACCTCCGCTCGATTGCGCGCCGGCAACACCGGACAGCAACAGCGCCAGGAGGAAGGCAAGAACTGTTCTAAACATCACACGAGCTGCTCCAAAGTCAGCGGCATCGAATAGCGCGCATAGTACGGGTTAGTGATTTCCGGGTCTTGCGAAAGCGTGCCCCAAATGGTGCGCTTCTCGACTGCTGGCGTGTCGTCCGGGAACACTGAGATTATGAATGGGCGACTTTTCCCGACCAAGAGGCACCAGCCGTAAATGATATTCGCAACTTCGCTCTCGCTAAGCGTCGCATTGAAGCCAAGCGACAATCTCCGGCGTTTGCTACGCGGCACAATAAAGCGCGAGCCATAAGGCACCGTTTGCACATCGCTCTCATCGACCGTGGCAATGCCCCACCCAAATGCCGGGGATTGTATTGGCGACCAGGTTTCACACGCACCAAAACATCCAATATACGGCGGCTGCGAATTCGTCGTATCCTCAATATCAACGCGGATATACCGACCGTCTATCGGCGCTGGCGGGATAAGAAACCTCGGCAATCCCATTGCCGCATATTCGTCGGCGACAATCAAGCCGTCGGGCGAGAATTGGCCCCACGGATCGTTTGCGCCGATCGCCTTATCGCGCGGCCACGCAGTAATAAGTCCGCTGTCGTATGTGGTCGTCGCAAACGTCGGATCGTTGCCAAAGCGTAATCGCAAGAAACCGAACCGCGTTGTTCCGAGCCGCTGAAAATGGAAAAGGCCCACTGTACGCTGCACGCCCAGATCTATTGTAAATGTCGTGTCGTCAGGAGCGGGAGATCTTGCCATCATTACAGTTTGCGGCCTCGGGTCGGTCAGCACGGAGAAGGGCGTCAACCAATTTCCGCCGGAAAAACTTGCCGCTGGGTCGGTGATAAAATCGCGGCGCGTGATCAAAAGAGTCCTTGCCATGATAAAAATTGTGCCCCTATCTAAACGACGCTAAGAAGCCGTGACATCCTGCTGCGGACACGCAGCATGGTGACGGGAGACAGGAGGTAGGAAGGGTCATTTGAATTCTCGAAATCTATGATAACCATGGAATCGGCTTGGAACATTGATATTTTGTGTGGGTTTCTTTTTTGTGCCTGGGATTTGTTCCAATAGTTTGAGTGGACAATTTTCTTCATCTACGTCGAACGGGTCAGGACATTTTACTGTGTATGCAACAACCCTTTGACCTAACTGTTTGTTGTTTTCGCGTAAAAGTGCGCACGGTTCGGGCGATCCGCCACTTACAGAGCACCACCAATATTCTGGTCCTGATGTAGCACTCACTTGACTCTCCGAAATTATACGTGGCGTCTTGCCTGCTCCCGCAGATTTCCGATCTTGAGCAAGTCGTAAAACTGCTCAATTTTCACCCCCACACGATCAGCGTAGCAGGCCCACCGCCAATCGCCGGCACGGCCGAGAGCACGCGGAAATTGCCGCTGACGGGATGGTAGTCGACGTTGATGGTTCGATAAAGCCCGATCGTTGATGGGTCGATCCACAACGTTATATTGTAGCCGCGACGCGGGACGCTCCACGCGAGCCACAACTGGTTGAGCACCTCATTGGCATTAGCAAGGAACGTCGCGACGCTGCGCAGCGCGGGCACATCAAACGCGCGCGGCTCGGCAGTTTTGATGCTCGCGTCTTCCTTAGAGATTGTGCGCCCCGTGGATCTCCAGCGCTGCTGATCTTCCGCCAGCACAGCACCAAACGGGGTGCCGGCCGGTTGCCAATGCCGCTCATATTCGAGCTTCAGTCGCCACACCGGCGGCAACATTTGCGACAGCTGGATGCTTACAACATTGTCGTAGGTTGCCGGCGTGTCGATATCAGCGACGCCGGCCGGCGCAGCGACGATTCCGACAATGATTTTGCCAAAATTATCGATGCCCCAATAGGCGCCCGCCCCGGTCACGATATCGTCTAAAACATTCAATGCATTGACGCTCGTATTGTCGAGATAATACCCGACGGCCAAAGCGAGCGTTTGGTCAACGTAATTTATTGCCGTATCATCCGCGGGAACGCCAAACTTCGCGGCAATCTTTCGGACAAGATCGCCTACGCCGGCCACTGGCACGCCTTGCGCGTCGACCCGCACGTCGCCGCCGAGCGGATCCGATCCCAGCTGAATAGTGCCGGCAGGAAGATTGGCGTAGAAGGTGCCTGCCGCCGGCGGATATGATCCCGACGCCTCCCACGGAATATCGCCGATTCGCACCTCGTTGACGGCGGTAAGGCCAGTCAACGGCGAAACATCGTAGACAAAATTCGCGCTGTCTATGAGCACTGGTTGCACGCAAATGACTGAGCCCCACACCTGCGGCTTGGGCGTATTGGCGATATTTTCGCCAGCCAAGTCACCACTGTCTGGCGCGACGGTCGGGTACATTTCATCGATGATTGGCACGTCCAAGTCGACGCTTGCGTCACCTAACTGCACGGTGGCGACGCGCGTATCGTGCGTCAGATTGGTGACGCGCCCGACATAAACCAGCGCCAAATCCTCACGCCAATTACCCGGCTGCAGAGCACCCTGGTAGACGCGGAATTCAACGCCTATCCAGTGGTAGTCTGCGCCAAGATAGGGGTAGATTTCGTCATCGATCGCAAAGGCTATGCGCCCTTGATTAGAGAGCGCCCGCATAGGCTGGCCATAGCTTGAAATCGAGATTGAAGTGCCGACCGCAATCGCCGCATCGCTCAACTTCGCTTGATATTGCTCCAGCGTCGTGGATGAAAACAACGGACCGAAGTTGCACAGACGCAGCATGTCAACGCCGCCGGCGCGATCGCTGTACAGATCGATTTCGACCGCTACGCAGTGGCCGAGCTGCTCGATCGGCGAAGCCATGGCTCAGACCACCCGTCGCTGCATCGGGCCACCGAGTTGCAATTCACGCTTCACTTGATCCACGGTCGCGGCGATCATCTTCGCGTCGCCGACGGCCTGAACGTGCCCGCCCTGGGTCTGCTTGAGCAGGGCCTCGACCGCAGAACGCAAGAGCCGCAGCTCAACGACGGCATCGTCGTTGGCAGCCGCCGGCGGCGTGATGCCATGCGCGAGTACTTGAGTGCCGCCTGGAACGTGCATGAGTTCGGGCCCGGCCTCGCCGACGAGCGTCCATCCGGGCATCGGCATTTTCCCGCCGAGCTGATTTGGCCGCACACTGAGCCCTTGCGATCGCCAATAGGCTGCTAGGTCGGACGATCCCATAACGTCAGTTTCGATCGGATGCGTCAGATAAACGTCATACCGATTGTATCCGGGGTGCTCCGGGATGGCGTACTGGTACGCGACGACGTATTGCTGCGCCGACCAATTGGCGGCCTCCGCGGGTGTCAGAAAGAACGTCCCGGACCAACCGGTTTGCGCCGCAATGTGGTAGCTTCCCCAATTCGTCACGTTCGGAGCTGGCGGCAGCACCGCGGCAGCTGCAGCAGCGGCTACAGTAGCCTTGTACGCATTGACCGCTGCCGTGAACGCATCTGCCGCCGCCTGCTGCGCCGCTATTACCTGCTGAGCAATGGCAACCTGCGCAGCTAGCGACGAGCTTTGGCTTTGCTGGTTTTGAGTCGCGAGATTTTGCTGGAATGCCAGCATCTGCTGAGCCAGCTGAAAGGAACTCATCGTCGTGTCCGACGTTCCTTGCGCGGCGGCGGTTGTGCGCCCTGCGGCATCCGCTTGCTGCTGGAAATTCGCAACCGTGACCTTACCCTGATCGACGGTAGTTTGCGTGATGTTGTTTTGCGCGTAATACTGCGACCGCATATTATCCGCGACGGCGCGCGCCGCAGACGATTGGCTTTGCAGCTGACTGCTGACGACGCCGTGTTGCTGCTGGTATTGGAGAGATGCGTTCTCGAGCTGAGCGGCGAGCGTCTCGGCCGCGTCGACCTGCTTTTTGAACGCAGCAACCAGAGCCGGCGTGTTTTCCTGGACCGCGTTTGCCGCGGTGATGCCCTGGACGCCTGGCATAGCCTGCACGCCCTGTAGCCCCGCAAGCACTTGCGCGCGCAGCTGTGCCGTCTGCGGCGCGTTGCCATAGGCTGCCTGGGATGCCTGTACGGCGCCCGTGCCGGCCGTACCGAGGGCCCCAAGCTGAGTGAGATCGCCACTTTGGACGGCCGCGAGGAGCTGTTGAAACTGGTTCTGTTGGGCCGTGACATTTTGCGCCGGCGTCAATCCCGAAACCGTCCCGGACGTCAATTGCTTGATGGCGTCATTGAGGGTTTGTAGCTGAGTCGACAGGTCTGCGACGTTGTCGGCCGCCGCAAGGGCCGCCGCGCCTACTTTCTGGAGGTTGGCCGCATTGAAAGCGTCGACCTGCGCCATGTCGGCGCCGATGGCCTGCGCGTCGGCCACGCGCTGTTGTCCCGCCTTGAGTTCGGCGTTGAGAGCTGCCTGCACCGGGTCGGTAAGCGCCTCGAGCGCCGTCGTTATTTGATCCGAGAAGGCCGAGCGCAACTGGTCAATCGAACTCGCATAGCCCCGCAGCAGCGCCGTAAAATCGGGCGTATCCTGGCTCAGCGCGGTAACGTTCGCGATCGCCACGCCAAAGGCGTCGTTAAGAGCCGCCATCGCTTGCGTGAAGACACCCGCGGTTTGTCCGGATGTCCCCACCGCTGAGGAGATCGCCTGGCCAAAGGTGCCGGTTTGACCAAGATTGCCCGTCGTCGCGAGCGTGCCGATCTTGCCGACCGCCGCCTCGATCGCCACGGTGATGTCCGTCGTCGCGGTCGCCGCCTGCTGAGCAACTCGCTTAAGGTTCGCGTCGTTATAGCGATTGACCTGATCGAGATCGCCGCCGACCTGCTTGGCGATCGCTATCCGGTTCTGCCCCGCGAGATACTCGGTCGTGACGGCCGCCTGCACCGGATCCGTGAGCGCCGTAAAGAGACCGCTGATATTCGCATCGAAATCCACCTTCAGCCGATTGAGAGCAGCCTGCTCGACGCCGGCGAGCGAGTCCTGCACGACTTGGCCAAACGTCGCGGCCAAGTCGACGGCCCGCTGGAGATCGCTAGCATATTTCTGAGCAGTACCAATTACGCCTTGCAGGGCCTCGTTGACATATGTCGTGGCCTTGGTGAAATCGTCGGCTTGCTGCGTAAGATCCGAAACGGCCTTGTTGGCCGCATCGATTTGCGTCTGGAAGCCAGCGGTCGACGTGGGAAACGACGTCGCCGCAGCTTGCGCGGCCGCCGCGTACTGCGTTTGGATCGCGTTGAAGGCCTGAGAGATCGGATCCGTCCCGGTCGACTGCGTGACCCCGCCGGTGCTTTGAAACGCGGTCGTCGCCTGCTGCTCAATCTGTTTGAACGTATTGTTCAGCGTATCGGAGAGCGCGCCGATCGTATCCCCGAAGTCGTTGGACATCTGACCAAGCTGAGCAGACGCGTCGAGCGCAACCTTTTCGAGGTTGGCCGCGTTGTATCTATCAACGGCGGCAATATCGCCGCCTACCTTCAACGCGTCCGTGACGCGCTGCAAGCCCGCCTGCTTTTCCGCCTCCAGGGTTCCGGCAAACGAATCATTCGCCGCCCGCGTCATTTTGGTAATGTTTTCGTTGAAATCGCCCTGTAGCCGCTGCAGCGCCTGGAACCACGCGTCGTTTACCGGCTTGAAGTCAATCCCCCACTTCGCAGTGTCAACAATGAGCTGTTGATACTGCGAATTCATCTTGTCGAGAGCTTGGCTGAATGGCCCCGCTTGCTTGCCGACGTCATCGAACGAAACCAGAATACCGTCGAATGCTGTTTGCACTTTCTCATAAGTGTTCAAGAAAGTGAGCATGTCCTGCAGTTGAGACGGATCGGTGATGTGGCTCGCGGCGGCCTTAAAGTTATCGTCGACGCCCTGGATATTGTTGAGCATCGCGACTTCCGCGGCCTTCACCGCATCGGCGGCCGAGGAGAACTGTGCTTTGACCGCGCCGTAATCGAGCTGATAAACCTGCTGCCCTTGCTTGTTCGTGAAGGCCTGACCCGAAAGCGTTCCGCCGACGTAGCCGCCAGTTTGCTGTTTAAGCGCAGCCGCGAATGTGTTGATCTCGTTGAGCATCCCGGTCGCGGCGCCGGCGTTGACGTTGCTTCCGCTGGTTTGAATGTTGACGGTCCCGCCGGGACTGGTGAGGTTAATGTTGCCGCCGCTTGCGTTCGACGGAGGTGGGCCGCCGATCTTGAACAGGCTCGTGAGCAGGGAAAGCGGCCCCAAGAACGGGGCAATGCCGCCCAGCATGCCGCCGAGGCCTCCCAGGATGCCGCCCCCGCCAGCCACAGCCCCCACCGCCTCGCCGGCGAGAGCTGTTTCTGTGCCTGGGATCATAAAGGCGCTCGGTCCGGCGGCCGCTGCCGCGCCGCCGCCACCGAATAGACTGCCAAGGCCGCTTAGGAACCCGCCACCGCCAGTGCTACCGCCACCGCCGCCGAACAGATCGCCGAGCTTGCTCAGCCCGCCGAGCGATTGACCAAGTGTTCCGAATTGCTCTCCTACGGTTCCGCCGAATGCGGAGCCGATCGCCGGTTTGATCAGCGTCGTCTGCAGCCATTGCTGCCCGATCTGAGACAGCATCGACTGCATACGCTGACCCCAATCGTTGATTTTGGTGCCGGAGAACACGTCGTTGAGCGCCGTTCCGATCGTCTGATCGATCGTGTCGGCCATGCCTCGGTACATTTCGTTGATGCGAGCCTGCTGCTGCAGTTGCAATTGCAGCTGCACATTCACGTCGGCGAGGGCGGTCCGCTCGTCGATATATAGCTGTTTCATCTGCTCGGAAGCGCCGGCCATGTCCGTTTGCGTGTGCAGGATGGCCTGGTAAATCGTCAGCTGGCGCTGCGTTTCGACCGTCGTCTCGCCGACCAGCGCAACACGCCTTTGATCGAGTGTAATGTCGGTTTTGGTTTGACCGATTTCTCTGCCAAGCTGAAGATTTTCGCGCGCCGCCGTATTGGCGGCGGTTTGTGCATTGGTTGCTTTGATCGTGGCATCGACATTTTCAAGCTGCCGCGCGGCATTTTCCTTTATCTGTTGATTATCGGTCGCTTGCGCTAAATTAACCGCCGCCAATGCGTCTGCACGCGCCGCCTGGAATCTGATTGAGGAGGCCTGATTCGCCTGCGTCTCGATCCCCGTCTTGGTGCTTTCCGCATAGGCATCCGCGAGCTGATTTTGCAGCTCGATCTGCTGTTTTAGATCCGGAACGGTTTTTGCCGCAGCGGTAGCCGCCGCAGCTGACTGGTCTATGGTAATTTGCGCAGCGCGCTCGTTTACCGAATTCTGATCCTGGATTGCGTTCGTCAGCCCGCGAGCATTCTCGGTGCGGCCTCTTTGCGTTACTTCGGCTTGAGCCTGAGCTCGAGCGAGAGCCTCTATCGCGGCAACATTAGCTTCGATATAGCCGTTTTCTGTCTGGTAGGCCTGCTGGGCCGCCGCCTGGCCCTGGAGCCGCGCTTGATCGGCCTTGGCGAGGCGGTCGCGAGTAACGACAGCTTCCGTAAACACGGCGTCATACGCACGATTCGCCAGGCCCCAGGCCTCATAATCTTTCGCTCCCGCAGCGAGCGCTTGATTGTAGGATTGCTGGAACGCTTGGTTTGCGCGCAGCCCTACGCCAACCAAATCGAAGTTGGCGGCGCGATCCTTTTCGGCGCGATCGGCCTCCTTCGTGAGATTGATGTATGTCTCAGTGCTCTTATTTTCGGCGTCGAGCTGCCCAATAGTCTTGGACGTGTCTAGCGGACCATATCGCGCTTGTAGCGCATCTTTGGTGCCAAACCGCGACAATGGAATGTTGGAGCCTACCGCTATTTGTACATCCCGCGAAGCCTGAATCGCGCTCGCGTATTGGGCGTAAATCTGCGGCGGCGCATACTGCCGCCAGGTCGGATCGGTAATCTGCAGGTAGCCCTGCGCAGGCGTACCGCGAGCTGAGTTTATATCCGAAATCCTCTGCGTGATATTTTGGTTGCCGCTTTCCAGCTGGATTAGCGATGCTATGAGCCCGCTGCCACTGGGAATAACCTGGTCACCGCCGCCTGCTGAGTAGGACGCCAGCTGCATGCCGCCCATCCTACCGCGAGGCTCTAGGCTGCTTAGCATATTGCCGACAGCGGTCGCGATTGCGGTGCCGAGGACCTGCGGCATGCCGGCAATCGTTTCGTCGAGCTTCGCAAGCGCCTCGCTGAGCTTGTCGACGGACACCTGCGCATCTTTCAGGCCCGAGATCAGCGGCTGATTTGGATCGACCGTAGCCGTAGGCGTCCTCGCCGGCGTCTGCCCGCCAGTGCCAAGGATGCCCGGGAAAATGACGGGATTATCCTGCACGCCGGTCCAGCCGAACCATTTGTTCCAAGTCGCTTGGCCTTGAGCTGTGGTTTCGGGAGAGCCGGGCTGAAAACGCTCGGGAGGCGCCTGCTGCATTTGACCGGCCGCACCAACTATGGTCGTTCCCGTCAGCAGCTTATCCATCATGTACTGGAGCGCGCGGGTACCCTGCGTGGCGATCGCGTCACCAATGCCTGTCGGCACCCAGGAAATCTTTTCGGTGTTCGCGTTCAGCGCCCGCGTATTTTCGCCGACGACCGTATCTGCCGCGGCGCCCTCGGCCGTGTTCGCCTTGAGCGCGTCGGTATTGCTCTCGACAATCCCCGGGCTGGCCGCGGAAGACTTCGGGCCCATCTCCGCACCCTGGGCGGAGCCGATCGGATTGAAATTTTTGAAGAAGCTCCCTATCCCATCCCAAAACGATGCCGTCGGCAAACCAAGATTGCCGGGTAACGCTGACCCGCCTTGGGGCGTGGGCGCCAGGTCATAAGAGGGAAATGTGTACGTCGAAACGGGCGGCAGCGCCGCGCTGGCAGACGGAGCGGTCGGGTTGCGCCACTGCTGAAACCGATCATACCAATTGTTTGGCACAGTCGTGCCGCCCTCCTCAAACCCCGGCGGCGCTTGGGTCTGTGGCTGATACCCAGGAGCAAACGGCAACAGATTTTTCAGATTTTCTATGGTGAACTGAGATTTTATCTGCTCCCTTATGGCCGCATAAAATGCCTCGCCAGCGCCCTTTCCGAAGCCCTCGAAAGCCGTTCTGATCGCTCGAGCGGTGTCGCCTTCCTGGGTAGTAAACCCTGAAGCGAAGGCTTTTCCCGCCGAGGCGCCGATGGACTCCCAATCGGTAACCACCTGGCCGGTCGGCAAAGTCATCGTCGGCCATTTGAAGTCCTCGACCGCCTTCGCTGCCGAGGTGAGGCCGGCGGTTATCGTGTTCCGAATGCTTGTAATGATGTCGCTCTGCCCGAGAGTGTCGAGGAAATGCGACCACGCCGCGGACAACACGATAATCTGTTTTTGCCATTCGGACATATTGTCGGCGAAGGCAGTCATTAGGCCACGCTGTTGCAATTCCTGCAGCACCAGCTGCAGGGCACCAAGCGCTCCGGCGTTGGCGCCGAGGCCAGCCGTCGCTTCCGCGACCGCCGGTGTAAGCGTGTGCGTTTCGTGCGCAAGCGATTTGACGCCCGCGGTTCCGTTTGCCAGCGCCGTGACGAATTTCTGTTCCCAAGATGCGGCGTCGCCGCCGTATAGCGTCGAGAGACCGCGAGAAATCTCCGCGATGTTAGCAGCGAGCGTCGGGTCGAACCGCAATGTAGGCATGCTGCGCGCGAGCACTTGAACCATTGTATTCGCTTCGGCCAGGCCGGTGCCCGTGTCGTGCAAGTGCTCTACGAGTTCGTGAAGCTGTTGGCCGGTGACCTGACCCGTGCCGCCGACCGCCTGCAACTGCAGGTTCAGCGTTCGGACACTCTGCTCGGTTTCCTGCGCCCGCGAGATAGCCAGGTAAAGCAACGTGCTAAGTCCGGCGATCGCAATCCCGGCCGGCGAAATGAAGTACTCGATCGATTTGAACGCCTCGGCCAGCCTGACGCCGGACGCAGACAGCGCCGTCATCGGGTCGACGCCTTCCTGAAGCTGCGAAATGAATTCGCGCACGCCGCTACCGAGGCTGCGATACCGTACCCCAAGATACTCGAGCGAAGCACCATGCTCACCGGTGGCCTTGGTCTGATCGGCATATCGGCGCTGCAGGATCTGGAGCAGCTCGTTGTATCGGGCGACGCTGACCGTGCCACTGTCGAGCGCCCGTTGTAGAGTGGCCGAGTTGCGGGTGAAGTCGGTCTGCGCCTTGGTAACCGGGTCGATCGATCGCGCGAGACGGTCAAATGTGGTCGATGATTGCGTAAGCCGACGCTCGGTTTGATCGATCGACGCGGCAACCTGGCCGCCGCTGTCGATCATCTTCTTGTCGGCGGCCGCCTTGCGCTCGGCCTCGTTGATGTAATCCGAGGCGTCGAGGCTCGCCTCGACGCGCAGCTGCGTCAGGGCGACAGGCATGCCGAAAGGCCTATAAATTTCGCGACGTGCACCCCATATGTATCGATGGCGTCAAATTTTTGACGGATAGAGAGGGAGCCATGCAACAAGCTTTTGCTGTACTTTTGATGTGGGCTACGGCCGCCGCGTGCGTCGAGGCGCCACACTATTGGACGCCCGAAATGCAGGCGGCGCACGATGCCCCGCATAATCAATATCTGGCGGACGAAACCCGTTGCAAAACGGTCGCGGAACAACAGGTCAAATTTGCAAACCCAGCAGAACTGGCACGTCTGGCTGCGGTTGGCACTGGTATCGATCCCGTCGACATCGAAAAGCGCAGCCTGCAAGAAAAATGCATGGCGCAGACCGGCCGCTATTCGTGGATCGAAACGGACGAACAACTCGCAAAGCGTATCCAGCCTCAGGTTCACCAAATCATGGATGCCGCCCGCACAGAAGCCGCTGTGGGCCCCCCAGCTCCGCGCGCGACGACGACATCCTGTACCCGCTACCTCGACCTTATTCGCTGCTACACAAGCCCCTGACATGGCTTACGCGGCGCCGGGAGGCTCGCCGCCGCTCCATGCGAGATGCGGCTTGCCGGGGCTGGGCGTAAACGCCAGCATTTCGTGGAGCGACCAGTACTCAATCCTGCGGATCTTGCCGTCTTTGTAGAATTCGACGGCGCGGATGAACGGGCATTTCCCGACGTGGACACTTCCGCAGTGCGAGCATTTCTCGCCGCTACTTGGTTCGGTTTGCATTCGCCCTCTCTTCCCATACCGCAATGAATTCGCTGTCCAGCTCTGACATCAGCCTGATAAGGCGATCGAATTCCTCGCCATTGATCCGCATGCGCCGCGCAAACGCATCGATCGCGACAAATGGGATCCGCCCAGGCACCAGCTCGATTACGCCCCCCCCCGCGCCGCCCGCGCCTCGCGAATACATCGGCCGGTCACCGCTAAGGCGCCAGAACGCTCCGATCGCCCAATCATAACCATCAGGCACGCTCGGGGGCGGCTCGATCGCCGACGCCAGATAGTGCGCATCCGCTTCCTCGTCAGCGAGATCGGCTAACCAGCTAGCCTGACTTTCGCGTCCTTCGAGCTGCCAGCGGATGCGGGCTCGGAGTTTTTTGCCGCGTCCGAGTCAAATGCCTGCGCGACCTCAGAAAGCTCGCTCGAACACCGGATACAGTGAAGCTGCACCGGACTCGCCGGATCGCACAAAATCTCTTCAGCCAGGTCGCGGGTGTAGGGCTCGGACACCCCGCGCCAATCGAGCAAAATGTGCTGCGCCAGAAGTTTGCCATGCTCGCGATGAAACGCGTCGTTTGGGATGCTTTCGGGAGCCCCATATCGTCGCTGGAGCCGACCGCGCATTGCAGAAACAGCCAACGAAAACGGCCCGTAACCCAGGCCGCGAACGCGGAATGCCGGAGTTTCGCCGGTCGCGGGATCGATCAATTCGGGTATTTCTACCCAGTCGCCCTCGGTCTCGCGGGCGACGTCGCGGCGAATGCTCGAAAGCTTGATTGCCATGCGAGTGTCTCTACGATCCCGAATGCGCACCCCCTAGGTCGGAGGGCCGGGATCATGCGCGCCCCTAGAGGGCAGGCGCGACGACACCAATCCGCAGTTCCTGCGTCCGCAGCTTTTACATTTGTGAGGCCGGTTCGTCAACTATCCGGTCAAGCCTGGCGTGCATCTCCTCGAATGACATGCGGAGCCGAGCCAACTCGGCTTGTAACCGTTCAATTTCCCGCTCAATCAGCGCACGCTGCGACCGAACTTCGTTCCTGATTTCAGCGCGGAGTTTGAACAACACCCATAAATAAAGAGCGGCAACAAGCACCACCTGGCTGAAAACCGCGACCAGTTCCCACACGAGAGATCCGTCAAACATCAGCCGGGGGTAACGGCCGTCATGCGGTCGAAACGAGCGTGAAGTTCTGTGAGCGATGCGCGGAGATTAGTCAACTCGGCCTCGAGCCTATCGGCCTCGTGGCGAATAATCCCCCTTTGAGAGGCTACTTCAACTCTAATCTCTCCACGCAGCTTGAACATTATCCATAAGTAGAGCCCGGCGACGACCAGGATCTGGACCAGCCCCTCGGCGGCCAACTCCAATAAGAGAAGATCGTTCATTGCGTGTGGCCAGGAACTCCGTTCCTCATTTGAAACACGCGGCGCATGAGTTCCATATTCTCGCTCCTCAGTTCAGCGAGCGTCTCCCTGAGGTGTTCGATTTCGCGACGAGCCTCGTCACGCTCCTTGGTGATTTCGGCAACGCGGACGTTAAGAAATGTTAACGTATCCTGCGGTCCGCGGCTTTTCAAGCTGATCACGGCGATCACGACCATGATGCCGGTAAAAATCAACGAAACGACTCCGACGCCCGCGGCCTCCATGGTCATATAAGCCGCAACGATCGGCCGGATCGGCTAATGCAGAAAATGATCGCCGCGGCATTGGTGAACATCATCACGATTTCGGAAGCCTCGGCCGCGACCATAAATTTCCAGCCGTGATGAAATTCGCCGGCGAACATCAAGGCGATAATTCCGAACACCCGCCAGCAGAGCCAGAATTGATCCGGCATGAACATGGCGAGCGCCAAAATTGGTGCTCTACTCCGGATGCAGTAAGCGGTGACAGCCAGCGCCACGCTGCCGAACAAAAGCGTCGCGAGCCAAAAATCGCTGGTAATGAACGAATGCCAAATCAGGACGGACGGCTCTTTCATCAGCTCTTCATGCGGGCCGGAAATCACGATCATTGCCACGACTAGCTTAACTGTCGCCACTCCCCAAATCGGCGCCGAAGCACAAAGAGCGAGGAACCTGTTCACGCGATATCTTCCAAACATCTCACAATGTTACCAAATTTCGTCAGGAATCTGATCCGCAATATTCGCGCTTTCGTGAAAACAACGTAAAAAGTTCGTGAAAACTGGCTAGGCAGCAAGGAGGAAAGGCCGCTCAATCACACAGGCGGCCTTTCGTTGTCTCGCTCACTCGTAATAGTAAAACCTGTCGAGAATAACTTGGCTGTTAGTGACGGGATCCATTGCCGCCTGGAAATCTAGGGCCAGCGCGATGTCGGTGTTCTTCCCGGTGGCTTGCGGATCGCCGGCACGGAAGGTTACGCGCGGGAACTGCCAAATTACCGCCTGATTATCTTTCTGCCAGCGGGTCGACAACGACGACGGCGTGCCGAGATACATCTTTTGCAACATGACGTTATCGCCGAAATAACTTTCGACGCGGCCCGTTACAGTGCACTCGCCGACGTTGATGGCTTGCGGCGTTGACGACGCGATGTCTTCGACTGTTCTATTGTTATTATTGACTTGGAACGTCAGAGATCTCGCCCAATTCGGCGCAACCAGCGGCGCGCCCGCCTCAGCTAGGCGACCGACGTTTGCGTGCGCCGCCATAACTCTATTTGTCGTTGCTGCATCTGGCGAGCTATCAACCGTCGCCGTCGATTGCCCTCCGCCTTGCCCGGTGAAGGCGAACGTGCCAGTAATCGTCTGACGCGCCGTCAAATTGTGATCCAAAGTATTAACCGTCATTCCAGTATTTATAATATACGTCGGGGTCGCCTGGTCCATAAACCCGACTTCCAGAGTAACAGTCGTCTGAATGGCTCCGTTGGTAATAGTATCTCCGACCCACACGCGAATATTATTGCCACTGCCCGCCGCATCGGCCGCCCAACCCGTCGGTTTGTTGTCTAGCGTCAGAAGATTTTGTGCGATAGCTGCCACGCGACAGAAGTCGTTGTTTGGCGCGTGCGGGAATTGATTAACCGCAAGGGTGCCGCCGATCTTGATCCACTGTCCGACATGCAGCCCGAGCAGGCGGAAATCGAGCAGGGTCGACGTGAGGCCGGCCGAGGTCGCGACGATATCGCCGACTGCGCCTTCGAAGCCGACAACCTTAACCTTGGCACCAGCCGCGGGAGAGGCATCGACGGTAAATGTAGCTCCTGCGCAAACAATCGATGCCCCGGCAGAAGTCGCCGCCGTGGTGACTCGCGCGACGGTATTGTTTGCCGCCGCCGCGAAGCCCGCAAGCTTGATTAAATGGCCAACAGCGACATCGCCAGACAACTGCGGTATCACGGTGAGCGTAGTTGCAGCAACTGCAGTGATCACGCTAGCGGCAACTCCGTCGTTATCCCAGGTGGGCGTATTGACCCAGGTATTGTAGAACGCCGAGCGGTAAAGCTCCGAGAGCGGGGAGTTATCCTCGGGATACGAGAATTCGAACGAGAAACTGCCGCCGGCGCTTTGCATGACCTTGATCGGGTCGGCGGACATGCGGTCGAAGCGCAATTCGTTGGAGTCGATGTACTGCGGCGCAAAAGTCAGCCGCTGGTCGGTCGTTCTGACTAGTCTCATACGCGGGGTCGTCGGCGTGGTTCCCGCCACCGTTTCCCTTACGAGACTCATCCGAATTCTGTTCGCGGAAGCCGAATTTGGCATTTACTCTACCTTTCGTTTTCGATGGCGCGGTAAACCCCCGCTGGGTCCCGCGGGGGCGGGTAATAAAAAATCCCCAGGCTGTGGGGAGCCTGGGGATTAAAGGGGCGGACGCGATTTTCGGGGGTCCGCGCCCGCCTATAGTCGCCGTCCAGGGGAA